CCTGATGGCTTGCTAGAGCCAGTAGTCACCTTCACTAGGCCGGACAACCGGCCTTGTCCAAACTGGGCGATCTCGCCTAGTATTCCATCAACCCCTTTTTAATCAATGACCACTATTACCACCAACTACTCCTGGAAGATCGCTCAACTGGAGCGTGAGACCAGCGACGGCTATGTTTATACCGCCCACTACACCGTGGACGCCAACGACGGCACCTACAGCGCAGGTGCGTATGGCAGCCAAGGTTTCGAGCGTCCTGCAGAGGATGCCCTGATCCCCTTCGCTGACCTGACCGAAGAGATCGTGGTCGGCTGGGTGCAAACCGCCCTCGGCGATGAAAAGGTTGCCGAAGTTGAAGCAGCCCTCCAAGGCCAGCTCGACGAACAGCGCAACCCAACCAAAGCTGCTGGTGTGCCTTGGGCTGCTTAGTCTGATGGCTAACACTCAAAGGGCTAATGAAGAACAGTTTAACGAGCTTCACGGTCTCGTTACAAATGAACTAATCATGCGTATTAAGTCAGGCACGGCCACTACACAGGATATTAAGGCTGCTGCTGATTGGCTTGCTAAGAATAATATCACTGGTGTTCCTGTGCTTGGCTCTCCACTTGCCACCCTCTTTAGTAGTCTTGAATTGGAGATGGAGGATGTCGAAAGGGCCATCCGATAGTAATGAGGAAGATGTGTCAGTAATGCTCAGAAACTTAGCGGCAACCGCCTTTCTGGGCCTCTTTAGCTGGCACTTAATCACTCTACATAACATTGCTAAATCAGTGGAGGTGCTTGTCGAAAGGGTAAGTGCCTCCAATACCAGGATTGAGCGCCTTGAAAATAAAGTATTCTTTACGGATCACAATAATGGCGCCCCGAAAAACAACAACCCCTAGGCGTAGTGCTGCGTATTATCGGAATAACCCCGAAGCATACGCAAAGAAACTAGCCTACGATACAAAAGAAAACAAATCCTCAAAGGATAGGAAGTATCGGGCCGAACTTGCTGATGCGCGACGGAAACGTGGCGTTATGGGTAAGGGAGGCTCTGATCTTTCTCACACTAAGAGTGGCCGACTAGTAAAGGAATCGCCCTCAAAGAATCGTGCAAGAAACGGAGCGGGTGGGAAACCCACAAAGAAATGAACAAAGGAAACGCTAAGCCACCCGGCCTTTATGCCAACATGAATGCCCGCAAGGCAGCAGGTAAGAGCCGCCCCAAAAGTAAGTCTACGGTTACCCCCAAGGCTTACGCTAATATGAAAGCAGGATTCCCTAAAAAGAAGAAGTAAACCACACAGGATCCTTTAATGGTTCTGAAAGCCCCTTCCGATTACCTTTACAACCTAAGGGCCATGACATCCTCCGAAGCTAAAAGATTGTGGCGACAATCGATCAAGGAACATTGGAATAACGAATGCGTTTATTGCAAATCCAAACAGGATTTAACCTTAGATCACGTCACCCCAAAAGCTAAAGGAGGGCATGACACCTCGTCTAATGTCGTACCTGCCTGTCTCAAATGTAACCAGTCAAAAGGTTCGAACCACTGGTTATCTTGGTGGATTGGTCAAGATTCTTTTGACCACTCTAATTTCTCTAAAGTCCTTTCCTGGACTACAAGTTAACGTTAACTTATTTTTTATTAAGTAAAGCAAATGACTACTACTGCCGATAGCACTACTTACGGTTCCATTTCTAACGATCCTGGTCGTCGTTGCGAAAACCAACAGACCAACAAGGTCCACACCACCGCTAACGTGTCGGGTGGAACCACCACTACGACCACTGTTGCCGCTTCTTACGGTTCTGCTGCTACTACCGTTGCTCTTAACGCAACTGTTGATGCTGCTGAAACCGCGATCTTCACCGTGCGTCGTGGTCGCACTACCCCCTCGACCCTGCCTACCGCTAAGGTAACGGGAACTGCTACCCGTGCTGAAACTGGCGCTGTGGCATCCTTTGGTACCCGCGTTAACGGGTCTGGTTATACCAACGGAACCTATACCAACGTGGCCCTGTCTGGTGGTTCCGGCTACGGCGCTACTGCTACCCTGACCGTTTCTGGTGGTGCTGTGACGGCTGCTACCCTTGTCCGGGGTGGTCAATGGTACAAGGTTGGTGACACCCTGTCCTGTGCTCTGATTGGTCCTGGCACCCTGTTTGCCCTGCCCGTGGCAACCATCACCCAAGGTTGATCGTCATGGCCCCTAATAAACCCCCTGTTACAAGTTCGCGTACCCGTCAAGAGCGCGTTAAAAATCGAGGCAAAGCCCCTGCTAGTACCCCTAAGCCTCGGACAACAGCCGCAGGTAATCGGGGCGCACAAGCTGGCCCCCTCAAGCCTGGAACCCGTACTTCGGGTACTCCAATGGTTAATAGCAACAGTCCTGCTATGCGCCAGATTCAAGCTAAAGCTACTGAATTACGCAACCAAGTAAATCGTGGTGTACGGGCAGTTCGTCAACCTGCTACGGTTCTTCCTAACTCCGCTCGTGCTGGTAGGAACTTGATCCGTGAGGGTGCTCAACGTATGCGTACCATTGGAGACAGTGGTCAAGTACGCGCAGCAGCCGCACAAGGTCGAAAGGCCATGGAAGCAGCCCAACGTAACCGCGCTCGCCTTGCTGCTGGTGTTGGACGTGGAGCCAAAGAACTTGCGGCTTTGAAGAATACCCTTTCTGGACTTCGTGGTGGAGCAGGAGCTGCTGGTGGCACTGATCTCCTTATTAGGGGCAGTCAAATGCTTAAAGGTGGACTAGAGCGGGCTGGATTCAAGCCCCCTGCTGGCAGTCGTTCTCAGGCAGAAATGAACAAACCGCGCTCTACTCCTGCTTCCAAGCCTGCTGCCCCCAAGGGTCCAACTGCTGCTCAACGGGCATCCATGGATTCTCAAGAACGCAAGGCACGAGCCAAGAATGAAGCCCGCAAAAAGGCTACTGGTTCCTCTTCCGCTACTCCTAACACGGCCAAGTCCTTTGACTCTGCCTTCCGTGATGCTCGCCGGGCTAAGGTTAACACCTTTACTTGGCGTGGTAAGAAATATACCACCGAGATGAAATAGTCATGCCACTATCCAAAGGCAAATCAAAAGCGGCTGTATCAAAGAACATCTCCAAGATGGTCAGGGAAGGTCGCCCTCAAAAACAAGCTATTGCCATTGCCCTTTCCAAAGCTGGGAAGAGCAAGAAGCGTAAATAGCCACCATTGGGGTCCACAGTCGTCTGTAGGGCCCCTTTCCCCCACATTAGGTATATCGTACCGTGAATCAAAAAACAGGCACCGTAGAGGAGCATACACAGACGTGTAGACGATGTAACCTCATAAAACCCTTATCCGATTATTTTTTCCGTAAAGATAATCAAAAATATCAAACGTTATGTAAGACATGTTGGCATCATGATCAAATGGTCCGTAACTACGGCATTGGTCTAGATAAATATGAAAAAATGTTTGAAACTCAAAATGGTATTTGTGCCATTTGTGGGTTAGAACAACAATCCACTCGAAATATTCGCCTCTGTGTGGATCACTGCCATGACACCGGTATGGTGCGTGGGTTACTATGTGATCGTTGCAATAGAGGCATTGGACTTTTACAAGATGACTACCGTATCCTCGACAAAGCGTCAACCTATCTCCGAAGAGCTAGTCAAAGCTGACTTTAGTTTATTTCTTCGTCTTTGCTGGAAATCTCTTCAACTACCACCGCCTACTCGCGCTCAGCTAGCAATGGCACGATACCTCCAACATGGAGGCAAACGAATCCAGCTTCAATGCTTTCGTGGACTCGGTAAATCGTGGGTTACGGCTGCGTTTGTGCTTTGGAATTTGTTTTGTGACCGAGATAAAAAAATCATGGTGGTGTCGGCAAGCAAACAACGGGCTGACGATTTTTCCATTTTCTGTCAACGGTGTGTGTTGGAATTTGAGTGGCTTGCTCATATGCGCCCACAGGATGACGATCAACGTTGGTCTCGGGTGTCGTTTGACATTGCCGGATGTAAACCAGCTCAATCTCCATCCGTAAAAAGTGTTGGCGTCACTGGCCAGCTCACTGGTTCTCGTGCTGATATTCTGATCGCTGACGATATTGAAACGCCTTCAAATTCAGCTACTGACATGATGAGGGAAAAGCTTCTTCAACTTGTCACTGAGTTTGAATCCGTATTGACACCTAAACCAGACAGCCGTATCGTTTTTCTTGGAACGCCTCAATCAACATTTACAATTTATCGCACCCTTAGAGGACGCGGATATATTCCTATGGTGTGGCCCGCCCGCTACCCAAAGGAATTAACTGGGTATGAAGATGTACTGGCTAAAGAACTTCAAGAAGATATTAATGAACATGGTTTAGAAAACTTGGCTTGGAAGCCTACTGACACACGGTTCTCCGAGATCAACCTTCTTGAACGGGAACTATCCATGTCTCGTTCAAACTTCTCCCTTCAGTTTCAATTAGATACGTCCCTGTCGGACGCCCTCAAGTTCCCCCTCAAGCTCAGCGACTTCTCAGTGATGCCTCTGGACCCCGGCAAGGGGCCTTCGGACGTGATTTGGGGTGCGGATAAGGAGACCCTCCTCGACATGCCCGCCGTGGCCCTTCCAGGCGACAGATGGCATCGACCCAAAAGTACACAGGAATACGTCCCATATAATCAGACGATTATCGCTGTTGATCCAAGTGGTCGTGGAAAGGACGAAACTGTTGCCGTGGTCCTAAGCCAAATCAATGGCTTCATCTTTGTCAGGGACATGCTCGCCACGCAGGATGGGTACTCCGACACAACGCTTCGGGGCATCCTAACGCTTGCCCGTAAGTATGCGGCTTCTGTCTGTCTCATCGAGTCTAACTTCGGTGATGGCGCCATCATGGAACTCATGAAGAAACATGCCCAAGAAATGAAGGTCGGCATGATGTTTGAGGAGGTACGCGCTACCACCAGGAAGGAAGACCGCATCATTGATACACTAGAACCAGTGCTGAACCAGCATCGCCTTGTCATTGATCAAAAACTGATTGACTGGGACTACCGTAGCAACCCCGAGATGGCCCCCGAGGAACGCCTTCCCCGTATGCTCATGTATCAACTGACACGCATGTGTCGGGAAAAGGGTGCCGTCAAGCACGATGACCGGGTTGACGCCCTAGCCCTTGGCGTGAAGTACTTTCAGGATATTCTGGCTATCTCGGCAAAGGAGCAGGACATCCAACGGGGAAGACAGCAATGGCAAAATATGGTTGAGGGGTTCCTTTCTGCCCCTACCTTGGCCACCGATCTACTTGTGGCGGGAAGCACCTTTGATGACCCCATTACACAGGAGGAAGGGGCCATCGTTTCGTGGATTTCACGGAGATAATTTACCTGCCTCGCTTTCGCTGAAACCCCTTGCTACGACTACCCTGGAGAGAAGGTGCCTATTATTACCCAGGGAAGTGGTGCTCCTTGGGTGTGGAAACAGCGGAAAAGGGCGCGTCTTGCGTCCGCTTGGGGGGAAAAGAAGGGGGGTCTTCCTCTTTCTCTTCCCCTCTGTGGCTGTTTCCAGACTAACCGTATCCCGTCAACCAACTGTAAACCCAGAGGAACGGGTACGGGTATGGACGGACGGACCCCCTCCGGGGGGTTCGACACAAAAAGTAGAGGAGACATATATTAGACAGTAGATGCGAAGCCTACTGTTGGATATATTTAGGAAACGCGACCACTGTCAATAGAAACAAGAAAAAAGACAAAAGGAAGACAAATGTTTCTTATTTATATTACTGTTAATATTGGAAGCGAAGCGCCCGTATATTACTGTTAATATTACTATTAATGTTCCTTAATAACAATAATTAACATTAATAACATGTTTATTACTGTTTTTATTCTTGTTTATTGTTCCTTAAACAGGATGTATTACGATAGGTAGTAATATGATAT